GTAATCCTGAGAACGAAGGTAAAGTATTCTTGTACAAGTATGGCAAGAAGATTTGGGATAAGATTGAAGCTCAAATGAATCCAGAGTTTGAAGATGAGACGAAGGTTAATCCTTTTGATCTGTGGCAAGGTGCTGACTTCAAACTGAAGATTCGTAAAGTAGCAGGCTATCGCAACTACGACTCGTCAGAGTTTGAGTCTCCTGCCCCCTTGCTCGATGATGATGAACGTCTCGAGGCTATCTGGAATAAACAACATGGTTTGAATGAGTTTGTAGAACCTGCAAATTTCAAAAGTTATGATGAATTGAAACAGAAGCTCGATCGCGTCCTGGGCAAAACAGTATCAACTGCTACGGCTGCTGATACTGTCATTGAGCAAGAAGAAGATTCTTGGGAACCTACAGAATCGTCTACATCAACCCCTCTCTCTCAATCTCCTCAGGTTGACGATGACGATGATGATATGTCGTTCTTCAAGAAGCTCGCTGAAGAAGACTGATTTAACAAAGTCTGTTCAGCAGAAAGAGGGTGCTTCGGCACCCTCTTTTTTTATATGCCGGCCGGTGCGCCAACACCCATTGGATTAAATGAATTTGTTTGAGAAGCTGTTTTAGAATTATTAGACTGATCAATGTTATTGATTACAGTAACTTTACCACCAGCTACTTCAGCTGGAGGCTGTACTTCTTGAGCAGCAACCTTGGTTTTTCCTAGTCTTCTATTGATTTGTCTTAGTTCGTTTTCGTCCCTAACAGATAAACCGGAGTTTGCTTCTTTTCTTCTTAGCATATCTCTACGTGCCACATCGACAGAAGGTGTAGCATCAGGTTCTGTTACAGGACTTGGTGGTATAGAAACAGGTGAAACATCAGTCTGTGCAGCCTTCTGTTCTTCCAACTGAGCCTTACGATACTCTTCTGCACTATTAGTTGATAGCATCTGGACTGTTCCAGCATCTTCACTTGCTGCAAACTCTCTTAGCGCTTCCGGTGCTAATCCGCCCAATGCATTGATGCCTTTTTTGACAAATCCTATAATCTTATTGTATACACCAATAAAGAAATTGGCAATAGCAGCCAAACCGTCTTTGAGTTTGTAAACACCCATCATTAATGTTTGACCTATACTTTCAAAGCCTAACGATTCTGTTACCTTTTCGAGTAAAACTTTTAACCCTAAAAATGCAGCGCCCAATGCTAAACCAATAGCTACAAACGGTGCTGCTGCAACTAAGACAGGAGCCAATGCACTTGCCAGTCCTGTTAAAGTACCAACAATGGCTGGAACAAATGTGGTCAGCATGAATCCTTTGAATATTAGGAACCCAGCTTTAAGCAGCTTCATAGCTTTGATAACCGGACTAAGTATTTTACCAGTAATGGTTTTTAAAGTCTCAATAGTTTTTTGAACAAACTCTTTTTGCATGAAGGCGGCATATGTTATCTTAGCTGCTTTCAATACTCTGAGAGCTGTCAGGATCTTTGGTATAGCTACTAAAGCTAATCCACTGACCGCTAGAGTAATGGTTCCCCATCCGGCTTCAAACTTACCTATTTCTGTATCAAGATTCTCGAGAACAGAAGAAATAACTGCGCCCGCTAACAATAACTTATTAAGGAGGCTCATTTTTTTCTTTGGTGTTGCATCTTCTTGTACATCTTTTGTAGGTACAGCAGCATCTGCAACACCAAGCTCTGTATTCATTGCGTTTGCTTTTCTATCAAGCATACGCTGCTTGGCAGCGTCAGACTGGCCTTTAACAAGTAATGAGAGAAGGTCAACAGTCTTTTCAGTAGCGGCTGCTATTCTACCAAGTAGTCCATTACCATCTCCAGTATTCTTGACAATCTT